GTGACAGAGGCCGGAAACCCGACATGTACACCTTCTACAACGCCCTCGGCCTCCACTTGACGCTCGGTAGACCAGCCGAACGCCCTCTCGAAACTGATGCGACACTCACGTGTCACCTCGATCGCATCCCTCTCCGACGCAAGCCACGCCCCGATCGCAAAGTAATCGGAGAGCGCATGGAGAGGCGCCGCCTTCGCCGAAACCGTCTGTCTGAGGACGCTGAGGGCCATAGACTGCAGGACGGGTACGCCACGGGCGAGCGAGAGCTCGCACCTGGCCACACCGTTAACCCACCTACGACCAAACACAGGCTCTCTCAACCACCTATGCGAAGCAAAGGCGCCAGAAAGAACCGACTCGGGTTCTCGAACCATCGTCCAACCCAAACGATGGCCGAGAAACACCGGTGCCGAGCGTCCAAAACGGACACCCTCAACGTACGTGACTGGCTTTTCTAACGTAAACTCGTGGCCAGAGAACTGCGTAACAAGTGAGCTGAAGTTCTCCAAAACACGCGGGTAGTCATTTGACTCAAGAAAGACCAGTGCATTGTCCCCATCAACAAGTAAGTCATACTTGAGATGGTAGGTCTTCAACACCGACATCAGAACACAAAGCATCACCAACGTGTTCCCCATGCCCGTGTTGAAGTCCCCACTGGCCCGGCCACCCGGACGTGCAAACTTCACACCCCCCGCGGTCACGCCAGAGAAAACCTGGCGCGACAGCACACGTGCTAAACCTTGACTGCCGTGGTAAGCAGCAAGATAGACACCATGCTCAGCTCTAACTTGCCCCGAGCTAACGTGGGCTTCGAAAGCCTTCCCGTCAACCTCAAAACAAACGCAATCGGAGAACCCATTGAACTTTCGCACAATGAGATTGGCCCGCCTGCGAGGAGAGAGACCCTTGGCCACAACCCTGCTATTCGAACCATTGAAGAGCCTGGAAGCTGTGAGATAACCCCACAGCCAATGCTCAAAAGGCTTCAGCCAAGAAGCCAGTACCAAGTTATACCTAGGTGAACGAGGGAAAATCATCCTAGGCTTCGGGTCCTTGTTACCAGCCAGCTTCTCGGCCTTCAGAAAGGCGCGCAGGACACAATCCGATCGAGAAATCGGACCGTCCCAACGCAAGGACCTCTCTGCCCCAATGTATCTACGGCGGAGAGAACCACTATAAGATTCCGCCGTTTGCAGGTAGCTCCATCTTGAACCGCCATAAGCCCTAACCACGCGACGCAGCACCGCAAAAGAGGCGCTGAGCTCGTGCCCGACAGGGCTGTCTGCCGGCTGTGGCAATGGAGCCAGAGACCTCCACACAAGTGCAGCGATCTCATTGTGGTTGCAGCTCGCATGAACGCCAGGAACCCAGGTACCTGGCAGCCCTGACCTCCATGCGACCCACATTTGCCTCCTGGGGTGATCCTCACAGACCATGTCGCAACCTGCAGCATCCAGGGATGCACCGGTGCAGAGTAAGGGCTCAACCTCACCCACGCACCGGCCGTAGGTCGCAACAGGTCCTGCCTAAGCAG